TAAAGTATCACTACCTAAAGTGATTGTAGAATTTGCTAAAGAAGCATTTGCAATATTTGTTAAAGTGTTATCTGGACCGTTTATAGTTTTATTTGTTAAAGTATCAGTTGATGTTTCTGTTACAATTGATCCGTCTGTAGAAAATGTAATTTCATTGCCAGAGATAGCAGTTGTGATACCAGAACCACCAGTAAATAAAATTGATCCACCAAGTGATATTGATTGTGCCGAACTATCATCAGCAACAATTGAAACTGTTGAGTTTGCTAAATTAGCATTTGTAATACCTGCACTACCAGATAAATTTGAATTTGAAATATTTGTTATTGTATTGTCTGGTGCATTGATAGTTTTATTTGTTAAGGTATCTGAAGATGTTTCTGTTACAATAGAACCATCAGTTGCAAAAGTAATTTCATTACCTGATATAGATGTTGTAATACCAGAACCACCAGTAAATAATATAGAACCACCTAAAGATATAGATTGTGCTGAACTGTCGTCAGCAACAATAGAAAGTGTAGAATTTGTTAATGAAGCATTTGCAATATTTGAAAGTGTATTATTTAATCCACTTATTGTTTTATTTTGTACTGTTTCTGAATTTGTTGTAGTAAGAAAAGTACCAGATGTTAATGTAGTACCATCACCAATGGCAGTATAAATTTCATTAAAATTATCGTTAATTAGATCACCTGCGTCCCTAAGCGTACTACCCGTTCCGTCATTAGGTACTGATCCTATATTAATTGATTGTTTTGCCATTTTTTATGTTCTCTCTTTAGACTATTTATAATCTTTTTTATGGGTTAGTATCGTCCATTGTGAAGTTTGTATTATCAAATTTAATTAAAGTATTACTGAATAATGGTTGTGATATTGCTACTTCAGCAGGTAGAGTAAAGTCTGTCTTAACTTTTTGACCATCCTCATTAGAAGTCATCAAAAATATTGCTTCTCTACCGTCTAAAGATGATCTTGTTCCTCTTACTTTAATTTCATTTAAAGTTTGAAATGTAATACCACTAGCACTATTGTTTATTCCAAATGCCGTATTTGCAAATTTATTAAGTGTACCAAATCTAGGACCTGCATATGCAAAACCTTGTGAAATATTTACACCATCTATTGTTCTTCTAACTCTACTTGTATAATCTATTTCTAAAGTAGGTCTACTTAAAGTTAAATCTCTTGTATTTGCTGTAAAGTGTTCTACAGTTGCAGGATTTAAGTCAACATCAGCAGGTATGTTTGCTGTTGCTCTTAAAGTTGTACCGTCATCTACTGTTCCTAATCTTCTACCAAATAGTGTACTGAATAAAGTATTAAGTATAGAGAATAGAGGTGATTCAGAAACACCAGAGAAGATACCATCTACAGGTGATTTAATTCTTAAATTAATTCTATTTTCTAAATCAACTTGACCTGTAAAGTAAAAACCAGCAGTGTGCATAGTCTTTTTAAATGAATCACGCCAAGTATTAATTGATCGTCCTACTTTTAATACGTAAGAGAAGTCCTGATAGTATAAACTATCTTGTAAACGCATTGTTGATTCTGATAAGAAACCGTCTTCATTTAAAAACTTACCATCTGTGTCTGCAACAGAAACAACATCTACACTTGCACTTGCAACATCTATTTTTGAAAGTGTAGCAGAACCACCACTTGTTGATGTTACAGTTTCATCTATATCAAAAGAGTTTGATACATCTTTTAGTTTTAATAAATTTCTATCACTATCAAAACTTACAACAGTACCAGTTGCACCTGAAGTACCACCTGTTACGGTATCGTCTTCTACAAAACTACCTGTAATAGATGTTAAGATTAAATTATTTCTAAATGCAATTGTAGGTGGAGTTGGTGATGCCTCGTATCCTTCTCCCAATTCATTTGTTTTTAATCCAATTACTCTTCCTATTTCTGTACCATATGCTAATACGTTTGCACCTGTACCAGATGATGTTACTGTAACAGTCGGTAAAGTTAAATAACCACTTCCGTTATTTGTTAAGAAAATATCTGTGATGTCATTTAGATTAGAATTAGTTTCAGGTTCTTGTACAATTTTATTTCCAAAGTATTGATCACCTCTTGTTGTTTCATCTTCTAAAACAATATGATCTTCAGTTGATGATGTACTTTCTTCAAGTGTAAAACCTCCATTAACAACTGAAACAAAACCAGCGGCATTTGCACCTTGTGTTCCTGTATTAGTAAAGTTTAAAACATCTCCTACTGTATAACCTGATCCATTATCATCTATAATAATTTCTGATATACCACCTGTACCTACATCATTAATAGTTAAACTAGCACCAACACCACCACCATTAATTGTAATTAAATCGGCAGTCGTATATAAGTTACCATCATTAGTAACAGTTTTTGTACCTGGTATACCTGTAATATTTGCTTTTATAAAATAATCATCAGCGTCTGTTTCTGTTCCTGTAATTTGTTCACCGATAACAAACGTACCATCATAGGTATCATTGTTAATTATAAATTCTGATATTTCTTTTGCACCTAAAATAAACTTTCTAACTGATTCAACAACAGCAGTAGCACCTGAAGTTTGTCCTGTAATAGTACGACCAACTAAATTAGTTGTGTTACCTATTGTTGCAACTGCTCTTAAAACTTTTTGTGTATCCCATTGTCCATCAGACGCCTTTAAAATTTGTTCTCTTGGATAAAATGTTTCAGATACTTCATTAAATAAAATTCTAAAAAATAATGCGTGACCTTCATTAGTACCTTTTAATCGGTACATAGATTTAATATTTTTAATTAAGTTTCTTTTATCTAATCCTGATGCTAATTCTTCAGGTATTGTTTTTAAAAATTCATTTCTAAACTTTGTTAAGAAATCAGAAATAACTTTATCTGGATCTCTAAAGTTTAAAAGTTGTTGAATGTTTTGTACAGGATTAGGTCGGTAGTTATTAATAACTGCTTGAGCACCAGATGAATCACCCGTAATGATTTCACCTTTAATAAATTTATCTTGTGCTGATATAAAAATTCTATTGTTTGCTAAATCTTCAGCAACAACAGTTGCGGTTGCGTTTGATGTACTACCTGTTACAGTTTCACCTACTGTAAATTTACCAAAAGAAGAATCTTCTAAAATTAATTTTTCACCAGAGTCTAACTGTGTTCTTTCTGAACTAATTTTACTACCATCTAATAATAAATTATCTGTACGACCTGTTTCGTTTTCTAAAGTTATACCGTCTGTAGATTCAATTGAGGTAACCTGCAACTCGGCAGATTCCATAAATGTAAAGTAGAGTTTTAGAAATTTGGCAAATTGTGGGTGATCATCAATTACAAAATCTGGTAATTGACTATTAATGAGCGTTGAGATTTTGTCATTAAATTTTGCCATTGAACACTAGTAACTTGTTGTAGTCGTGTAACCAACTCCTGCCTCAGCAGAACCTCCTACAAAAGTATCTTCTTCTACCGTTATGTTTGAATTTGCAACATCTATTTCTATAATTTGATTTCTTACAGGTACAACATCATTAGAACTTGGTGTAACTGTTAATTCAATTACAGATGATGACGCACCTCTAATATTTGAAATTGATGAAACATTTAAAGAATTAATTGTAATTTGTCCTGTACTATAATCAATTGTACCTTGTGTGTTATTAGCATATGTTCTAATACCTGATGATAGATAATATCTTCTAACGTTACCTAATCCATCATCATCTAAAAACATTTCGTTTGAATTACCTGCAACTGTAAATCCTGTAGATGATAAAATTGGTTCGTGTCCTGTGTGAGGATTGTATATCGCATTTCTAAAGTAAACATCATATCTTGTAGATGAACTTAATGTAGGTGTAAATGATTTTCTCATATCAACTGTTGTGATATTTGAAAGTATAGAAGTGTCAACATCATCTATTAAACCTGTTAGTTTTGAATATCTAAACACAGCATCAAATTTTTGTAAAGTGTTTGTATTGTAATTTGTAATCGCACTTATAATTTCTGATTTTAAAGTATCTGCTGTTTTTGTTGTTGATTTTTTATCATACTTAGCATTTACTGTTAATAATAAAGATGTAGTTTCTGGATCAACAATCTCTGGTCTTACTGACGCCACATTATATGGTTGTAAAGATGTAACAATATTATTTTTAGTTGCGTTTGTTAAAGTTGAACCTGACGCCGCTTTAATAGCAATTTTTACAACACCATAAACTGGAGTTTCATCATCTTCACCACCCCAAGCACTTACTGATAGAGCATTTGGATAAATTGATTTTACAATTGTTTCGTAATCTGTTGTAGTTACAGCACGATCTTGTGCTGTGTATTGTAATGGTGCATTGAATCTAATTGACTCTTTTGATTCAGCTTCTGCACCACCTTGTGCTGATGAATTAGTTGTAATTGAAACATTTGTAAAACTATCTATAGAACCAGACAAAGCAAAAGTTGAAGCACCGTTTGCCTCAGACTTATTTGTAACAACGTATTCTAAAATTACAATGTTACCATCTGATAAGTTTTGTCCTATAACACCGTCGCCAAAATAGACTTCAAACTTACCTGATTCAGTTTCTTGTAAGAAATATGCCTTTGATGTTGATGTTAAACTTTTTAAACCACTTGCAAGTGTGTAAGTTGTGATTAAGGTATCAACTGAAGAATTTTGAACAGTAACTTTTAATGTAGATGTATCAGCATTGGCACTTGGTATAATAAATTTTTGATCTACGTCTGTACTATCTACTGTATAACGATAAGTTACTAAAGTACCCTCATATATATTTACATTTGAAAAATTGTAAACACCATCTGACGGTGAAATAGTTACATCTTCGTTTGTAACAAATTGATATGATATGCCATCTACTGAAGTTGTAAATGATGTTCCTTTATCCATTGTAATAGAAGCACCAGTAGCATTATTAACTTGTATATCAATATTTGCAATTGGAGCTCTAGGTGATGATGGTGTGTAACCTAACATCTTTGCTAATGAAACAATATTTTTTCTGATGTCAGCACTATCCAAATATAATTCATTTGCTAACATATTAGCATTGAATCCTAAATAGTGTGTATTGTAAGCAAGTGTATCTAATAAAACAGCAAAACCAGAACCTTCAAAATTATAATCTGAAAATTCTGTTTGATCTTGTAAGAATGCTTTTAAGTTTAATTTTATATTATCAAAATCAAAATCTGAAACTACTAATTTATTACTTGCCATTTTATCTTAATCTTTCTAAAAATGTTTCTACTGTTACTGGATCAGGTATACCTATTACATAAAACATAATTCTTAAATGATAATTGTTTCTATCAATATCAGGATTTGCTAAAATTTGAACTAAATTTATTCTTGGTTCAAAATTTAATAAAACTTCTTCTACTTTTCTTTTTAAATTAATAGCAGTCAAAGGTGTTATTGGTTCAAATAGTAAATCTCTAACACCACTACCAATTTCAGGATGAAAAGGTCTTTCATAATGTCTTGTGTTAATCAAATTTCTAACACTTCTTTTTACTGCCTCAACATCTGTTAATTTGTTGACATCATTAGTTACTGTATTACGACCAAAATCTAAATCTAAATCTTTATAGATTCTATTTGTTCTTTTAGAATTATTGGTATTACTAGCATCATAGTTTGGCATAACAGTAATATTTATACGTTAACCTGCAAAAACATTTGAAGAACCTGTAGCTGCGTGACCACAAGTTGCTGTATCTCCTGCAACATTGATAACTATACTATTTACTCTTACAGTTTGCGAATTATTATTTGCCTGAAGTGTAGGCGCACAATGAATAGGCACTAGAGGACAAGGAGGATGAGCCGCAACACTATCTCCTAGTCTTGCAACTGACTTTCCGTTGACTTTTACATTTTCTGAACCACTTGTAATTGTGCCACTTGCATTATCATCATCTTTTCTACTAATACCAGGCATTTATTTACCTTGTTTGTTGTAAATTTTAAATGAACGTTTTTTGTGTTTGTTCATTGAACTCTTTTTTACGTTACTTCTATTACCTTGTGATGTTTTTTTAGATATTCTTTCGTGTTTTATCTGTTCTTTTACTTTTGCCATTGATTTTTATGCTCCATTAAACGAATCATAGTCCATTGAGTCGTATTTTACCTCATTTGGATCAAATCCGTCTTTTTCCTTGTGTCGGCAATGTGTACAACACAAAGTTTCTTGTTTTTCGCCGTAATTTTGAAAACAATAACCGTTACAATGACAATTATGTCCGCAATTTTGACAATATTCTTTCATAAATCTATTTATCTCAAAAATTGCAACTTACTTGAGCGTGAGTCGTTCTATTATCAACCATATTTTTCAATTTTTTTTTCGAATCACCCGATTTTTTGTCTGATTCGCTTGATTCTGCACTTCCCAACTCAACTTTTGGCAAAAATTTGCAATTTTGCACGTTTTTTGAGCAAGAAATGAGAACAAAACAAGAACATAGTAAAAAAATAATGGTTTTTTTTGTCATTTTCGGGATTATTTAGTTGACATTTGGGTATTTTTCCTATAATATGGACGTATATGAAAAACAAAAACACAAATATGAATATGGCAATTGTTAGAAACGTTGCATATTCTCAAATAAACAAAATAAACAAAAACATAAAAGAAGTTATTGAAATTGATAACACTCTTTTAAAGATGATTGACATTAATATGAAAAATGCAATTAATAAAATTATACACGATTACAAAGTATATCTACAAACTGGTGTATATAAAATTAAGTAAGGAGAAATATGACAAAAGAACAACTACTAAAAATGATTAGAAAAGACCTTGCTAAATGGAACAAAACAAAAGATGGTAAGGCATATAAAAAATGGTATTATAAAAACAAAAAGGAGACAAAATAATGACTAACATTTTCGCAATAACAGGAATATTATCTTTAATATTTGCCGCTGGTGCTATTGA